CTATCTCAAGTACAATGATACCTGATACTACTACAAGGTTTACAGCAAAAGTAATAGACAGGCCGCCTGTAACGGAGTCCGCTACAGGAGTATCAAGTGAACTTACAGTATATGACGAGCCATCGAATCTGACTGAAAATATCCTAGAACCTGTTATGCTGCCAATTCCAGCAGGAGTTGCATTATAGGCTGTAGCTATAAAGGTTAAGGTATGTCTAGCTGCACCAAATGCTCCTTGAGTTAAAAGGGCTTTTGGTGAATTAAGTGTAGTGGTTGTAAAATCATAGTCCCCGTAAGCCCTAGAGATTAAACGAGTTTGGTTTGGGTCTTTGTGGAGTTGATGGCGTACTGTAACACTATACACATCACCAGTGCTTCCCAAAATGATAGCATTGTTACACAATACGTTTGCATTAAGTTTAGCTCCGATGGCGGTCTGTCTTGTACCACTTAGAGTAACTGATGTGCAGCCTATAGCTATGTTATCCGTACCACTAACGGTATTGGAACTTCCACCTAAAATCCTAGTGCGAGTTCCGCTAAGCACGTTACTGTTAGTAGTCGCTACACACGCTAAATCACCAAAGTTAATTGCTACGTTTGGTGTAGTCCAAGTTCTAGTTGTACCAGCAGCAATCCCACTTACTTCAAAGGCAAGTTGCTTTGTTGGGTCTGCGTTATCTTGAATACGGAAAGCAGAGTCGCTAAAAGTTGTAGGTATTGCAATAGTCGCAAGCGTTACGCCAGTTGCAATACCTTGTGCGTTGTACGTTGTGACAGGTACTTGAGTAGCACTTCCATAAGCTCCAGCAGTAACTCCACTAGCAGGTAGGCTGACTGTAGGATTCCCTGCAACACCGTCCCCATTAGTAACTGTAACTTGCCCAGCCGTCCCTGTTAGAGTTCGCTTAGTGAAAGTGTCAGCCGCAGTTTGTACCAGAACCCCTGCTGTGGCATTCAGTGCTGCAAGTGCTGTGAGAGTAGCATCTGCTGCTTGCTTGGTATCTGCGTAAGCTTTAGCTGCCACAGAGTTTGGATAAGTACCTGCACCTCCAGCTAGGTTCACATCTGTGCTGAGGTTTGCTGTGCTTTGTGCTCCAGTGACCTGCGCAACTGTGTAGTCTCCCCCCTGTGCTGCTATCGCTCCAGTCCGACCATGCACACTCTGAACAGGAGCTGAGGCACTTGCAACAGCAACAAAGTCGCTGATAGTGCTTGCAAGCTGCGTACCTGTGTGGTTTGCACGTTGCACACTGAAAGCTCTGTCACCATGCGGGTCTACTGCCCCAGAGTGTGCTGCAATCAAAGCCGCAACTTCCGCTGCATTCTGCCCATCAATAGTTGCAGTGTATGTTGCCCCAGTGCTGTCTGTGATAGTCAGGACTTTAGTGCCTGCGTTGTAGGCAAAGCTGTCAATGGTGGAGCTGGCTGCTTCCCAAGTGATTGGGTCGGAATTTGCAAGCGTAAAGTGTCCTATACCCTGCACCCAAGCCTGTTTACCTATGTCATCGAAGGTGACTGTTAAGTTGTCAAGGTCAGGCACAGTGGCTACCTGCCAGTTGGCTACAACGTGCTGCTCCCCAGCTGGGATTAGACTGTGTTCAATACTCATTAGCTCTTTACTCCCCCAAGTTCTGTGGCCTGCATCTTCTTAGTGGATGTAGGGGTTAGGTTTCCTGTGGCCAGCATCACAAGCTTGTCTAAGCTTGCGTTAGCAGCGTTAACCATACCAGCCATGCTAAGCTCCGTGATTGGCTCTACGGCATCCTTCTGTGCAGCTTTGGCTGAAGCCGTGGCTGCAAGGGTTGGTTGCACAAAGTTCAGTGCTGGGGGCTGCGCCACCGAGCCGTACCGTATCCCCAGTGCGGCTTGTGCTGCCCCAGAGCTTCTACTCATCATATCGCTTACGTTAATAGCCATGAGTTAATCCTCCATAGGCTCAATAGAAACTGGAACAGCAGCCGCCACTACAGCAAGCTGCTCGTACACGAACTGTATCTTACCGTTCAGGTCATGTAGCGCATCCAGCAGCAACTGCTCCTCAGTGGGAGCTTGTTGTGGCAAGGTGGGCAAGTAGCGGCGTTCAGGTTTCATTAGCCACCTCCAGTTTGCAGGACGTACTCGCCATCTACAACCACTGCAATGTCTGCTACAACCACAAGGTCAGGGGGGAGCTCGTCAGGCACTACAGGCTGCATACGGGAGCCAGCATCTAGCAACTCAAACTCCAAGCTAGTAAGCAAGAACTTGCCTGCTATCTTGAGGCTTATGTGCGCCCCTGTCAGCCTACCCACCATCTTCCCTACCATCCTGCCACTTGCTGTGGGAGTTAGCTTACGGGTTACTGTGCCAGCGCTGTCATGTGCGAACACTGTGCAAGCAGCGTCTGCTGCGCTAGTGGCTACCTGTAGCTCGCTCCAAGTCACTGCTGTTGGGCGCACAACTCTGTACCGACCGAGGTAGATACAGGAAGCTGCTGCTCCGCTGGTCGTGCTCTCAAGCAAGTCCAAGTCCTTGACCTGTGAACCCAGTACTACATGAACAGCCCCCAAACTGTTCACACAGCCAAAGGTTGTGCCGAATGAGGCCACACGCTCAGGCTCAGCTGTACGAGCATTGCTGTAGCTGTATGCTGCGTAGTCATCATAAGTGCCAGTAGCTGCGTCATATGTGAGGGCTGTACTGAACTCAGGAGCACGGTACTCAAAGAAGTCGATGTGCGGAATGTCCAGCCTGCCCCAGCGGTCAAGAGCTACATCGTACACATACGCTACAGGATAGTCCTTAACTCCAGAACTTGCATCTTTGACACTTACTATGTAGTACCGAGCACCTACTGTGGACACCTTGACTGCAAGACTCTTCTTAGTAACAACCGTAGGGTACCCGCCACTTCCCTGTGTAGAGTACAAGCCATCGGCTATGGCGCTACTTAGCTCAGGCCAAATGAGCTGTGCGTTCTTGGCTGAAATCTGCATGAATCCGCTGCTAGTCCAAGCCACATGCCCGCTACCTGTGCTCTCGCTGCTAGCATGCTCTGGCTGCTCCACGCCTGCGGAGTTTGGAATCTCACGGAAGTAGAAGGGTACATTGGGGTTGCCACTATAGCTACCAAAGATTGCGTTGTGGCCAGTGTAAACTATGAAGCCTTCTGTAACTGGCAGGCACACTACAATCTCAGAGCGGTTAGCTAGGATTGCAGACTGTCCCGCACCACCTACTACTGGAACAAAGTCCAGCGGATTGAGCGGGTTGCTCCACGCCACATACTGTGTGGTGTACAGTAGCAGGTACTGGTTGGCTGCACACACCCCAAGAATGTCAGCTGGTGCAACCCCTACCAGTGTTACCTGCGCGAAGGTGTTGGTGTTGAAGTCATACACAAAAACCCCAGTGCCAGCGTAACATACATAGCTTACACCTTTAAGGTGTGCTACAGTTACAGCACTAGGGAAAGGGCCAACCAGTGGGAACGCAGTCCACGCACCAGTTGTCTTTGTGTAGATTAGGTTCTGTCCACCAGCTGGACTGTACAGCGCCACCGACCCGCTTGCGTCCCGCAGCGTGTATACCTTGTCCAAGTAAGTTGGGTAGGTGTGCGGGCGCAACACTCGTGTGAAGTGCGCACTCTGGAAGCCACGCTGCACGGGGAGCACATTCTGCATGAAGTATGCCTGTGGCACCTCCATAGCTACCTGCTCTCCACCTGCCTGCAGATTCTGGTCAAGGGCAGAGGCTGCAAGCACTGTGCCTGCAATCTCCGTGAAGTTGAATGGGAAGCCAGCTTGCGTTAGCTTAGCCTTAACATTTGCCATGCTTGCCTCCGCAAGGTTTAGTACAGGAGCGTAATAGAGCCTGCCATTGCTGCTTCCTGAGTGTTCTCGGTTATACTATTTATAGCATAGAAGTTCGTAGGAAACTCTGCATCTGATTCAGTTCCTGCGTAGTTTATAAAAGTATTGCCTACGACAAACTGGTCAAGAAGTAGCAGCTGCGAAGTATTTATGTAGTTGCAGTAAGAGCCAGTACTTACAGCTTTTGGGGCTACAACAGAGCCAAAGGTGGTAGCAGCTCCAGCAGTACTTATTACATGGCTTGCACCAGACTCCCCAATGACAGTATTAGCTCCAACACTGTAAGCTATTATGTCTCCAGCAACCACTTGCATAAAAGCTGTTACTTCTGGAGCAGCTGCTGCAAGTACGTTGAAAGTGTGGGAGGTTGTAGATACTGTTGTAGTACTTCTCCACTTGTGCCCATCACAGCCACCGCCTCTGGCAACCACCATTAAGTGCGTGACTCCTGCAGGAACTGTGAAGTTGCCTGAGCCTGTAAGTGTTGTTATACGGCTAAAGCGCAACGCAGCCGCAGCTGCTGCAGATACAGCTGCATTGGCAACTACCAGAGCTGCTGCTGTGGCCACATCTTGGGCATCATCTCGCACAGCTTGCGCTGTCTTTGTAGCTTGGATGTAGGTCTTCAGCGTACGGAACTCGAGAGCTGCTGTGCTCAGTGCTTGGTTGCCCGTGGGTTGGGCGGTATCTTCTGCATTAGGTGTATAGGCCATTACGGTAACTCCACAAGCTCTATTGTGAGCATATTATATAAGGCTTGCTGGTATTCAGCCCCTGCACTTTGGCTGTATACTTTGTGCTCCACCATCTTGGCAAGCTCAAAGAGCAAGCCTTTAAGCACAACTTCTGAGTGCTGGTTAAGTATCCAGCTATCAGTGCTCGCTTGCCCCAGAGTTTCTGGCTCAGTGCTTACCACGAAGGTAGGATACTTAAAGTAGTAGAAGCCAGTGGTTGTGGGCACAGGAGCAATGTGGCTAAGAACAAGCAGGCCACCACTTAGGAAGTATGTAGCTTCCCCGCCCACAAATCCGAAATAGCTGCGCACAGGCACAGCCCGTCGCAGTACATAGGGAGTGGTAAGCTGTACACCATCTGAGCCGAAGCCAGTCACTTGGTACAACTTACGGAAATTATCAGGAAGTGTAAGCTCACTCTCAGAAGTGTTGGGGGCAACAGCCACTGGAGCAAACTCCACAAGGTCACGGTGAAAGTCAGCTGAAGCATGGCAGCTCTTGAGCACGTTCCGTGCCCGCTTGCGTGCTACGCTAAGCAGGTCAGGACGGTCTAGGAGCTCCAGCACTTCGGCAATTACTTCCTCTAAGGTTTGAGCTGCCATAGGTTACTTCCTTACTTTGGGATTGCTTGGAATGTGGAGACTGCATCACCTTCTTGGAAGCGGTAACAGTTACCTACAGCAACCATCTCCTCAAGGTGCTCTTCCAAGTAGTGGCTGTCTGCAACAATCACACCATCCGAGGTGAACACGCGCTTACCGTTTGGCAGGCAGATGTTGCAATTGCTAAGAGGCATGATGTACTTCTTGAACTTTGGTGCTGCTGAGGGCTGCGTGCTGGGGGCTGCAACTTGCTCTGCTAACTTGGCTTGAGCTGCTGCAAGTTCTGCACGGAGGGCTTCAAGCTCGCTTACTTCTGCTGTGGGGGCTGCAGCTGTCTTAGCCAACATAGCTGCTACTACTGCTGATTTAGGTGCTTCTGCACCCTGTGTTGCTGCTGTCATGGTGAGGTACTCTATAAAGGAGGTGAATTGGACAAAGTCCAGTGCCTAAAAAGCCCGCGACCCCTGTTAGAGGTGCGGGCTAGAAGCAGCGATTAAGCTGCGGCTGTTAAGCCAGTGATGATAGCGAAGGCGCTAGGATTGACAATTTCCATTGTCAACTCTGTGGTCATCGTACCACCTACAGCATCCTGACCTGCTGTTACGTAGCGACCGTCCATGCCGTACTCAGTGTTGGCGGTCTTACGCAAGTAAGGTACACGGATGGAGTCCATGTCAACTGCGATGGCCATTTTCTTCCAATCATCGTTGCTGTTCAGCATAGGGTGCTCAATCATCTTGAACTCACCACGGCTGGTGCGGAAGGACTGGAACTGCAAGCCAAAGCTGGTTGCACCGTCCATGATTTGGTAGTTACCGCTCAAGCGACCAATCTCGTTGATTACGTGGCGTGCGCCACCACCAACGAACAAGGTACGGCGGTTACCAGTACGGCCATTGCTTGTAACATCGAAGCAACCATTCAACGCAGTCTGCAACTGTGCGTAGGTAGTAGTGCTACCAGCAGCAGTTGTGTTGCCAGCTGGGGCGTACCTACGGATGGACTCAATGATACCGTCCATAGTTGTGAGGTACTGACTGTTGATTGTTTGGCCTGACTTCTGACCGAAAATCATGGCCTTCTCGATATCCGCACCGTGGAACAAGCCACAGTCAATACGGGACTCAGCTACCAAGCTACTGCCCACAATCGGTGTGATTGCTGTGACAGTGCCAGCTAATGCCCAGCTGTTGCGGAAGATTTGTGTGTTGTTCATCACACGAGTTGGGTTCATCAAGCGGCTAGTAGGTGCGTTAGAACCTTGCTCGAAGCTTGTGCCAACACTGTACAACTTCACGTCATCTGCGATGTTAGCTGCTGCAACTTGACCAGTTGCACGGCGCACGGTGAGAGTCACAGCGTCCACAACAGCGGACACGCGCACGATTTCACCTGTGGTATTAACACGTAGCATCTCACCAACTAAGATGTTGTCTGTGCTGTCAACCACAAGGCTTGTAGCTGCTGCAAGGACTGCACCGTTCATTTGCACAGATGGGAACACCATTGTCTTGGCAAAGTAGCCATGTTCAACAGCAGCAGCTTTCGCTTCTGGCAACATGGAAGTCATGCCGAACAATGGGCACTGGCCATTAGGACTCAAGCGGATGAGAGTACCAGCGAACGACTTGGCTAAGTAGTCTGTGGTGCCGCTGTTGGTTGTGTTGTAGTAGTAGCTATCTTGTAAAGCCATGATAAAACTCCAGAGCCTATGGCTCTATTATTGACTGAAGTAGTCTGCCCAATTCTGCACAGGCGCTCCTTGATTGATGGGCTGTCCTGTACGTGGGTCAGTGGGAACTGGCGACTGCGGTGCAAATTGCTGCCCCAAAGTGTGCAAGAAACCTTGCATAGCTTGTGCCACTTGTGCTGGGGTAGCGGCTGGATTAGCCCGCATGAAGTTTTGTTGCATAGCATCCAAGAGAGGCCGTGCTGCTTCGTGTTGCGAAGCGGGTGCTAAGGTCTGCAACTCGTTCTTTGTAGCTAAGCTGCGGAAGGTGTCAGGCATAGAGCCTTGTAAGCGGTCATTGTAAGTACCTACACCGCGCTCCACTAGCTTCTGTGAGAACTGTACAGCCTGCATGAATGCTTGCTGCGTGGTCTGGTTCAAGAGCTGTGTGAGTGCTGTAGGGTCACCTTGTTGAATACGCTGCATGACAGCTGCATCCACTTGCGGTGCAAAGTTCATGGCACCTACGGCTTGCTCAAAAGCTGCACTGTCCATGTTGAACAGAGGGCTTGTGAGTGCTGCCTGCGGAGAAGCTGCTGCATTAGGGTCTACTTTAAACACTTGCGCGTAAGTATCCAAGGGGCTAGTCGCAGAGGCAGTCGGAGCTGCTGGAGCCGCAGGGGGTGTAGCTGCTGGCTGCTGGCTAGGGTCTGGAAATGCTGGAGCTGGACGGCCTGGGTTGAACATATCCATGAAGCTTCCAGTAGGAGCCTGTGGTGCAGGAGCTGCAGGAGCTGCAGGAGCTTGCTGTGGTGCTGCTGGTGCTTGGGGTGTTGGGAACATGGTTGTTTACTCTGTGACTTGTGGGATTGGTTGTGTTAAGAGGTTCAGTATGTACCGAGCCTCCAGTAGTGCGCCCTTAGACTCCATTTGTTGTAGAGCATAAGAGTTGATGGCTTCCTGAGAGCCTCCGTTGAGGGAGGTATTCAGGATAAGCTCTTCCAGTTCACGCACCCTGCCTTGTAGTAGGTGGATGCGGTAATCTTCTTGCGGGCTCTTCTGGCTATTTTGGTTATTTTGGTGCATTTGCTGCTGCCTCTGCTTGTGCCTTCTGTTGCTGTAGCTGAGCTATTTGCTCGGGGCTGCGCTTGAACTTGCTCACATCCACACCTTGTGCACCAAGCATGGAAGCGAAGATTTCAGCTCTGCTGTACTCCATGTCCAGCTCAGGACTTTGTGCTATGGTGTTGAACGCTGCAACCATCACGTCAGTGTTCATGGCCTTGCTTGCAGGGAAGATACCGTCAAGCATCTTGTAGTCAGCCTCAGAGTCCATCATCTGCACTGGGTCAATCTGCACTGGCTTGCCTTCGCTCTTGCTCATGAGCTGCTCAGCCTCTGCAAACTGCATATAGTTGAGCTTAATCATACGCTTCATGGGGTTGAAGAAGTTGTTGTCTACATCCAAGTTGAACTTCTGCTGGCGTGCACCACTCTTGTCCATCACGGTGGAGAACTCTTCAAGAGTCTTGTTGCCTTTGACGAACGCACCTTGCGAGGCTTGGTTGAGCCCAGTGGCACTGTTGCTTATGCCCATCACAGTTTGCATATGCTGCATCATGTACGGACTCAAACGGTCTTCAAACGGTATGCTGTGGTACGCAGCTGCTAAGTTCTGATTGAAGGCTGTACCACGCACTGGAATCTTAGCTGCAGGGTTTGCGCTGTTTATGTCATCCGAGCGTATGAGAGTCGGGTTGTACAGGGCACGGTCACTGACTGCTCGGCGCATGGAAGCTATAGAGCCATTCATCATGGACGTTGCTACATCCTGCATATCCAGCACATTCTCCACGAAGCTCTTGCTGTTAAAGCCTAGGTTGTCATCATACCCATGCGCTGCAACCACTGGGAACATGCCATGCACATAGTTCAACGGCTCGATGTACACAAGGCTCTCACCTACCCAGATGAGCTTAAAGGGTGCAGCAGTTCCGCTCCGTGCAGCTGTTATACCATACTCTTGCGGGATGATGCGCACATACATGGTGACTACTTCATAGCGTCCACAAGCCCCCTGAGAAGCGTTCTTGCTCACCATGCCAAACAGCTTGCTCCAGTCTACAGCTTGTTGGCCGCGGTTTGTAGTGTCCAGCGGGTGGATATCAGGTGTAAAGTACAGGCCGCTACCTTCTGCTGCTCCGTTGTCCAGAGCCTTGGAGAAGTTTCCTGTGACTGTAAACTGCTTGTCCAGCTCTTGCAGGAAGGTCTTCACACGCAAGTAGTTCATGCGCTCCACATACCCGCAGTGCGAACCGTGCCGAGAGATTTCATTGAAGCCCACAGTCTCATCAAAGAAGAAGTTGTACGGGTCAATGTAGTCCACGCAGTTGCCCTTGTGGCTTATGCTCTTAGTGACTCGCTTGCCATCCTTGAGGATTAGCGCACTTGAGGTCTGCTCCTCCCAGCACACTTCAGCGCACATGATGTTGTACCGTAGCGCATCCCGCAAGCTCTTCTGTATGGAGCTTACCCAGCGGAACAGCTCTTGGTCACGCTCAATGAGTGCATTGTACATGATGGACACAGGGATTGTTTCTGGAGTGTTCACAGAACCTGCAAACGCAAAAATTGGATACCCTGTCAAGAAGGTACCCACAAGGTCTGCATGAGCTGTCTCCACTTGCTGCAAGCAAATGGGTACTTCTAAGTTGCGGTGCTTGTCCCGCTTGCCTGCATCAATAGCTGCCTTAGCTTCTTGGGCTTCTCGGCTGGTGTCCACAGTGCGCTGGATGTAGCGGTCAATGGTCTGCATACGTTCCCGCAGGCCTGCGTGCATGCTAGGGTGCAAGTAGCGCCCCTTAATGCCTTCAAGGAAGTTGAGTGTCTGTTTGCTGTAGTTCATAGGGTGCGGTCTCTGTAAGTGGTGGGCGGCCTAGTTCTGTATGGGCGGCGGTCTTGGGGGGCTTCGCGCCCCTCGCTCTTCCACACTGGGGGCTGCGTACCCGCCTAGAAGCAAGCTGGGCTCTGGTCTGCTGGAAGCGTATCACAGTGCTCTATAACTGTGGCCTGCCCCTGTATTGCAAGCAGGTGGCCATAGGTAGCGAACACCTTAGGTGCGTACGCAACAACATCCAGTGTATCATCTAAGTTGTTTACGCGCAGAGGGTCAAAGCTCATAGCCCGTGAGAGCCAGAGTGCAAGAGCTGCTGGGGTAAATGCCAGCTCCTTAGCCTTGACTTCCTCGAAGGAGCGCAGGATACGAGAGTTCTTACTGTAGCCGCCAGTGGTTATAGGTAGAAACTCTATGCCGTGTATGTTCTGCTGATGGCTGATGAAGTTGAACCAGAACAGCAGCGTGTCCTGATAGGCTACATTCTCCACACAGACCAAGTTGCACCCTTTCTCCAGCGCAAGGTTGAGTACCTTGTAGATTGTGGCGCTTGGGGTGAGGATTTCCTCGTGCAGCTCTACCACACATGGGGTTGCATCATATACCTCACAGTATCCAATAGCTGTAGGGTCACTAGTCTTCTTGTACCCTGAAGGGTCAATGATGATGTAGTTCCCTTGGTGCAACATATCACCTGTGGGGTCAATGGTCACAATGCTGGTTGGGTCTAGCCCACTCTTGGGCTTGTAAGTTGGGTCATTCAGCACTTCCGCAGCGAACACCTCCCCTTGCCCCATCTCAGTGTCCTGTAGGTACTCAGAAAGCAGCTGCTCCAGTGGTTGTAGCTCCTCCCACAGTGCCTGTCCATTGGCTAGGATAGCCCCCACGATGTAGGACTTCCAGTTGGTGGATTTCTGCAGATTGCGCAGGAGGCAGGTGTACAGATTGGGCTTAATCTTTAGGTCACGGTACATGTTCCCAATGTATAGGTACGTACACCGTGTAGGATTCTTGGCCTTCATGAGGGTAGCGAAGAACCACTCAATGTACTGTACGCTCTCTGTTATGGAGGCTGCACACTCCCGTGTTTGCGCATCGTCACACAGGATAACGTCAGGACGACTGTAGCCTACGTTGAAGCCCCTGATACTTGTGCCTTGGCCAGCTGCTGCGAGCGCAATGGTGCGCCCACCGAACGTGAACTGCTTGAACTCAGCCTTGTCTATGCTGAGTTCCGTGCGCCAGTTCCCGTACACCTGCTGTATGTTCTGACTGTCCAGCATAGCGCACACGTCACGGAGCACATCCTTCGCACGGTCTTGGTTTGCGCACACTATGAGGATGAACTTGTTCTGTGTGTTGAGGATTACCGAGAGTATGAGCAGCTTGAGGAGCAGGGTCTTAGCGTGGCCGCGTGGAAAGCCCAGTGCGAACTTGTCGAAAGCACGCTCTAGGCTCAGGCTGCTGTGCAGAGTGCTCCACAGTGCCTCATAATAGGGAGGGAAGGGCAGTGTGCATACCTCAGGAAGTGCAAGAGGT